GCCTTGATCCAGTGCTCGGTCGACCGCTGCATCTCATCGACGAGCCGGTCCAGCCGCTTCCTGTACGCCGCCTGCACACCGCGATTGGCATGCGTGGCTGGCACCAGGATGTCACGGCCGGTGGGGGAGACAAGGTCAGGCATAGGCTTGGGTGCTGAAGTCGGCGCGCTCTTCGCCTTCCTCCGGCTCGTCCTCGTCGTCTATCCCGTCATCCGGGTCTGGGTTGGTTTCCAGCGAGTGATAGCCATTCGTCGGATCGGCCGCCACGCGCTCGCGCACGTCGTCTGGGCTGATGGCATTGACGCCCACCAGGACCGCGTCCGTGTCTGCGTCCAACTTGCGCACCTCGGCCTGTTCCTTCTCGCTCAGTTGCCACAGAGGCACGAACGAAAAGGTGATGTCAGGATCGATCTCGCCAAACTCGGACAGCTGGATGACCTCCAGGCACGCCTGGATCGGATCGCGGAATACGCTTTCCTGCACGGAGAGGATGTCGTCATAGAAAACGCGGATCTCGCCATCGCTGCTGGCATTCAGGCCGCTCGGCGTGATGCCCAGCAGCTTGACCAGCGGGATGCTGGATACCGATGACATCTGCTCCTGAGACTGACCTTGCAGCGCGTCCAGGCCAGACAGAGGGACGTTCTCGAAGCCGAATTCCTCGCTTTCCTTGTCGACCACCATGGCACCGCGGTTGGTCCGCATCTTCGTGAAAAGAGCGACACGACTGAACACGTCGTCACCGCAGAGGCCGCCGAGCACCGAGGCCATGTTTGTCTTGAGTACCCCAATCGAGAACCCGTCGATCAGGTTGGCAATGCTCTCCCGCGTCTTCAGCCAGTTGTTGACGTACGGAATCGCCAACTGGGTCATCGACAGGCCGCCGAAGTTGTACGACGGTTTCAGCAGATCCGGCACCTCACGCGACACAATGTTCAGCAGCCGGCTGGAATGGACGTCCCGACCCAGCACGAACCAGGACGTGGGCTTGTAGAAGTCCGCCCGCATGGGGTTGTCACTGTTGTACAGGTAGGGCGTAGTCCAAACTGGGTCGATCACCTTGAAACCCACCAGACTGCCCTTCGTGATCTTGGCCGGAGCGCGTACCAAGATGGACTTCAGTTCCTCAGGGTCAGACCACGCAGGCGCTCCCTTGGGCGTCTTCACGTCAATGTAGATCTGCGACCGGCCATACAGCCCGTCTTGCAGTGCCGCCAAGCGGAAGCGTGCTCTCAGCTTGAACCGGCGCATGGCCTTGTCCAGCAGCTGCAGCTTCTCCGTCTTGTCGTCGTCCCCAGACGTTTCCAGCTTGATCCACTTGCGAGTCATCTCCTTGGCGATGACGTCGGACATCTTGCGGTACTCGGGCCGCTGGGACAGCTCAGCCAGGTACGGATACCCGATGAAGCCCATCCCCGCATACGCCTCGCTGACGTAGGCGTAGGTCGGTGCCATGGCCGAATCCATGGCCAGCATTGCCGGCTCGCGATCGGGCGGAATGACGCCGGGCATCACTGTGGGGCGCTTGAATTCCCCCTTGGGCGCAGCCTTCTCAGCGTTCGCCACTGCCTGTAGCGAGATATTCATGCCCGGCTCTTTGCGCACGGGCTCAGCCGCGGGGGCCGTTGCCGGCTTTCCGCGACGAATCCAGTCGAACAATTTCATGCGCGCCTCATGGCATCGGGGTTGATAGTCATCGGGCGCTTGGTAATCAGTTCAGCAAAAGCCCGTGAAAGCGCGTCGACCTGGTCGTCGTGCTTCGCGTTGGGGAATGAGCGAAGCTCGTCCACCACCTTCTTGTTCCAGTCGCCTCGCAGCATCAGGACGTTGCCCACGTTGACCTGGGCGGCGAACGGCTCTGCGCGCGTCACCTTGTCGCCCGTCTCAGGCGAGCTGGTCATCAGATAGCCCGGCATTCCTCGCGTCAGATACAAAACCTGCGTTTTCCCAGCTTGGCCGGGGTCCTGCGGGATGCTGATGCGCGCTGCACGACCATCCAGCGCTGCCGTGTTCTCCAGTGCCTTATCGCGGCGTTCTGGCCCCATCTGGCCGTGCACCATGTCGCCGATCACAAACTGACCGGTGGGCAGGCGTCCAAGCTTTGCGCCAGCGGTGTAATCGCCACCACCTTCAGTGCTGGCGAAGTCCCAGCCTCGCACCCAATCGATACGGCCGGCTGGTAGTGCGTCAACCACTTGAATCTGGTCAGGCTTGAACAGGTCACCATCAAGGGGCGTGGGCAGCTGTTGGTACAGCGCCGACCACGTGCGGGAGTTAGATTCAAACTGTGCCCAGTGCCCTCGGTCGAACCACTCCGGCCACAGGTAATCGCCATGCTCGCGCCCGAGGGGGTCGCTATCGACCTCGCATCGAGCCTGGATGCACAGCACTTCCCAATCGTTTCCGTCCTTGCAGCGGATCAGACCGCTTTCACCTTTCCATGTATCGGGAAGGATTCGGCCGGCCAGATCATCTTCATGCCAACGCGTCTGAATGATCACGATCCAGCCACCAGGAATCAGGCGCGTCTTCAAGTCGTCTTCATAGGCGTCCCAGGTCTTTTGCCGGACTGTCTCCGAGTTGGCTTGCTCGCGCCCCTTGATCGGGTCATCAATGATGATTCCGTGCGCGCGGTTACCTGTGACACCACCCAAGATCCCGCAGGCTAGGTACTCGCTACCGTTGGTTAGCGAAAATTCCTGCGCTGCGGACGACTCAGCAGTCAGCGACGCGCCCCACACACCACGGAAGCGGGGCTGCTTGATGATGGACCGCGTGCGGCGCCCCATCTTGCGCGCCAGATCGTCGCCGTAGCTGGCCAGGATCAATCGGCGCCCTGGCTCAGCCCCCAGGAACGCAGAGGGGAACACCACGGACGCATACGTGCTCTTGGCGGACCCCGGCGGCATGAACACCATCATGCGGCCGTGGCGACGCTCGCTCGTTTCCTTGAGCTTGGTCAGCAACAGCCGGTGGTGATCGGCCATCGTGGTTTCGATAGGCTCGAAGAACTCCGTATCCGGGTCTTCCGAGTCCACTGGCCTGCCAGGCACATCAATAGCGTTGGCGTAGTCCAGGATGCTGGACCGCGCGCGCCGACGGATCAGCAGTTCACGCGCCGCCTCCTGTGACGATAGCGGCGAGTTGTTCATCGGTCAGTTCTTTGGCCCGTAGGGGCGTTCCGTTCGGGCCGCTCAGCTCAAGCTTGGCGACCTCGGCGATTCCGTAGGCTTCCCGTTCAATGCCGACCAGGTTCTTCAGCGTCTCGGCCAGCTTCTTCATACTGTCGATGCGGCCGGCGCTGGAGATCACCTTCTGGTATACGTCGTTGCGCTTGTCCTGGCCCTTGTCGTCTTCGCTGCGGAGGATTTCACCCAGCTCGCGGAACAGATCAATGTCGCCCGTCTCGGCCTCCAGCTCTTCGAGCAAGGACATGCAGAGAGTTCGAGCGCGGCGGATGTCGCTGCGGTGGCCCAACCGAATGTTGGCGATCACCTCAGCATTCGCTTCAACGATGGCCCGGTCGGTTACCGCCTGCTCACTGGTAACTTCCTTGGTAACCGTGCGGCTGGTAACCAGCGCATCAGCCTTCGCCTTGATCTTGGCGTTGAGGTCTCGCTCCCAGCCTTCCTTCTTTGCGCGCTTTGCGATGGCCACATGGGATACCCCTTGTGACGCGGCTATCTCGCGAACGGATAGCAGGCCGGCGCGGTAGTCGGATTCAATCCGCTCCCAGTCGGGTTTCTTCTTTGCTTCTGTCATGGAATTCTCGGTTGCGTCCATCCGACTACCCGCCGTGGCGAGCTGGGCGCCGCGGTTCTCGTCACGCTGGCCGCCGGCGACAAGACCGGAAGAAAGATCCCGCGCATTTGCCCCTGCGCGGGCGCCAGGCCTGCTCAGGCGACTCATGGGGGTACTTGTAGGTTGTGGGGCCCACCCCTTGGCGCACCTGTGTGTGCGCTGGTTGGACCGATAGGGGCTTAACGGGCGGCGCCGGTCGGAGCCAGCGTTACGGGGCTATCCCAGAGTGCAGCGTTGGCCATTGGCGCGCTGCTGGCTGGTCGATTGCGGCGGCTGTTCCCACACGGCTGGAGACTGGAGATCAATCATCAGTCGTGTAAAAACAAAAAACCGCCCGGAGGCGGTGTCGCGCGGTATTGCGGGGCGAAGCTTTAGAAGTCGAGCGGGGCGATGAAGGTGCCAGCAATGACGATTCCGGGGCCGCCGGCCGGCGAAGCGCCACTAAGGCGGAACGACGAGCCATCGGTTGTGCCACTCAGCTTCAGAGTGAACGACTGAGCACCAGTGTTGAACACGCTGTTTGCGTCCTTTACATACGCCCGCACAGAGAGTTCCCCCGTCATGCTCATTGTGGCGCTAGGATCAGAGCCCGAAACACCGTATGACCCACTATAGATCATCTGGTTATCGCCGCCGCGAATGGCTCCGTTTTCCAGTATTACCACGCCGCCAGCGCCGGGGATAGACGCCGCGAAATCCACTTTCCAAAAGCCTTCAATCAGCATGTTCTTCTCCTGTTGTGCGGCTTGCGGAATTGCAAGCTAGAAGAAGTATCGCTGGGGCACCCAGCAAAGTCCATGACTTGGAGGAGGCGCAATGCCTTGGCGATCTCGCAAGGCTCTATTTCTTAGGACGCAAGAGCCCGCACGTATTGTGATGGTTCTTGAAATGGTTTGCCAGTCGCCGATGTTATATTCCCCCACCAATATTCAACATGGACGCGGGCGCTCGCCTCGTCCCTTGTGCTGCTGATCTGGCCGCACTCTTCCAGAGCGACCAGCACGCGCCAAACGCCGGTACGCACTACCGCGCGCTCCCGTGAGTCCGCCCGGGGTGCGGCGTAGTTGATGATCTGCTTCATCTTGAACCGGCGGCCAGGGTAAGCGGCCAGCAGGTCTATCACTTCCTTCGCGTACTTCATCCCAGTTTCCTTTCAACCTGGTTGCGGAACAGCCCAAGATAGAGCTTGTATTCCGTCTCGTTCATTGAGACGCCCGTGGTCTTAGCAATCCACTCGCGAGCGGCCCGGCGCCGGGCCTTGGGGTCCATTCCGCCGAACATGGCGTTCTTCTGCGGGTATTCGGCGATCACCACCATGCGTTCATGCCAGGGCAGCGCAGCGTGCATGTCTTCCACGGCTCGCGCATGGTCATAGTTGATGGGGCGGTGGTCGTCTTCCCACGACACGTAGGCTTCCATGTTCCCCACCGTGGCGCCGGACCACGACCAGCGCGCCCAGTTCCACAAATAATCGTCACCAGTCAGACTACTCATCGGCCACCTCGTACCGGTTGCACTTCTTCCCGTAGGGCTTGCCCTTCAGGCATCGGCTCAGCGTGTCGCCGAATGGCGTCTCTACCGTCTTGGCATGGGCACAGCCAGCGCAGGATCGGTTGATGGCGGCCTGCTGCTTGCTCATGACCACGAGCATCGGGTCGCGCAATTCCCACCGTTGCAGATCGGCTGTCATGCCAGCCACCCACGGCGACGGGCCCAAGCCATATACGCGGACTCGAATGTCGCGCGCGGGCTGGGCCCAACCGCCGCGCACCACACCAGCCACATACCTGCCTCCCGCCGGGCGCGGGGTTTCTCGATGATCGTCATAGCGTCACCTGCTCGATAGTTACGCGGACCATGCCGCCCTTCACCTTTTCGCGAATCTCGGCCGGCGCGAAATGGAACCCCCGGTCATTCATGCCGATGGCGTCCGCGATGCCATCTGTGGCCGCCTTCATGCGGGCTGCCAGGTTGTCGCGGTCATACGCGCGCGCCTGGGGCGGATAAAACTCGTAAGACAGCCGGACGGCTTTGAATTGGCTGAAGCCGTCAGCTTTGGACAAGGCGGAACGCGCAAGAAGCCTTGCAGCCGTGCGATACCCGCTTTTGGCTTTAGATATTGGCGCCCAGTGCCCGCGGTGGTTGGGGCTCAGTTCCTTGGGCGGCCAGGGCAAGTCGACAACAATCATGCCCCCTCCCCTACGTTCAACCCAATACCAAGCGCACGTTTGGCCATAGACAAGACCGCCATCGAAAACCTTCGCCCACCTGGGCGTTCGTTCTCCAGCAGGATCTTCACTGCCCAGCGCCTCTCGTTCGGCACCGACGACAGATCAGGCAGTTCCATCATGCTTGCCTCCTGTAGCTAGGCCAGTCGAACACCACCATGCGTCCGCCACCCTCACGCAAGCGATCGATAACCCGTTCACCCAAGTACTCGGTCAGTGGCTCCTTCGCCAAATTGCTAATGACGATCGTTGGCTTCAGCGCCTGGTAGCGTCCGTTGATCACTTCGAACAGATACATCTTTTCGGTCTCGCTGCCGAACTGCACACCGACCTCGTCCAAGACTAGAAGGTCCGGCTCAACCAGGTTTTGGATGGCTTCAGCCTCGGTCAGCTCGGAACCCTTGCGGTAGGTATCCTTGATGGAGCGCACGGCGCCGATGACCGACGTGAACACGGCCACGCGATCCTGCTTAATGACCTCATGGCACACCCCGACGGCCAGATGCGTTTTCCCAGCCCCCACGCCGCCGCAGAAAACGATGCTCTGGCCGGTTTTTAGGCATTCATCGAAGCCGTCTGCGAAGCTCTTGGCCACCGCAAGCGCCCTCTTGGGCCCTTCTGCATGCGGCACAAAATTCCCCAACGTCCTGTCGGCGAACCGAGGCGGGATTGCGGCGCGGCCCAGCAGCTCGTTGGCGCGGCGCTGGCGCAACTCCAGCATCCATTTGGCATGCGCCTCGCTCGCCTCACGCTCTTGCTGCTGCTTGATGCAAGCGGGGCAGCCGGACGTGTGGCCCATGTACGTTATGGCCGTGTACTCCCCGTGCTGCTCGCAGCGCTGGGCGGATTGCTCGGTTTTAAAACGTGCCATCGGCTGCAACCCCGGCGTGATAGTCCTGCTGGCTGAAGTTTCCATGCGCTGTCCCTCCATTCGATTTCGTTCGGGTTTGAGTTCGGGGCGGGTAAAGCCCCTGGTATCCGCTGGCGATGCTGTTGGCAATCACCGCGCCAGGCTGGTGCCCTTCGGCACGTAAGTCAGCAAGCTGCTTGAGCTGGAGCTTGGCCGCTTCTTGCGTCACCGGCTTCTTGCGGGCCTTTCGGTCAGCAACCCAGCCTTGCCAGTCTTCGCGGTCAAGCCAGTCCGGCAACTCGATGGCCGAGGCGTCGAATCCATTCCCCCGCTTGCGGGGGGTAGGGGGGTGTTCTTTTGTTTCTTGGTTATTGGTTCTTGGTTCTTGGTTAGCTTTCGATCCGGTTTCTTCTGGGTTAGGGTTCGGTTCGATTTCGGAACCTACGGAAAACCGGCTGGGTTTTTCTTGGTTTCCGGCTTCCTTTCTGGGCCGCCCTCCCCGCTTGCCGTTCGCTTTCGCGGTATCCGCTTTGACGTGGTACGCGGCGATCTCCTCGTCAGCGCGCTTGTTGCTCCAGTACCCATCGTCCAAGGTGAAGAACTCGCACAGAACCAGCGTTACGGCGGCGCGATCTTCATCGGACCGGGCACCGACCCATCGGCAGATTTGCTGCAGGTCGTCCACGATGGGCTGTTCTTCTGCGTAGTAGCGGCGCAACAGGCGACTGTAAATAGCGTCCTCGACCAGGCTCAAGTGCATCGTGGCCTGGGCGTAATCGCCGATGTTGTGGCTGTAATAGTTCATGCGTGCTCCAGCATCCCCGCGGCACGCAAGGCGCCGTCAGGGACTTCCAAGCCTTGGGCCTGCAGTTGTTCAATGCACCAGACCAGCAGGTCGCGCTGACGCCCATAGCGGGCTTCGAATCGCGCTTTCCAGGGATGAACGGCAATACGGCCGGGTGCGCCCGTGCCGTCCTGATGGTTCCCCGCGGACAGTGGCAACACCAGCCAGTGCGCGTCGGGCTTGGTGCGCCCGTCGATGTGGTGAATGGAGCAATGGCCATCAAAGAAGCCATCCATGCTGGAAGCCACACAGCCAACGTTCGTGACAAGCTGATCCCAGAATCGCTTCTGTTCTGCGGAGGGGTTACGGCCTTTCATTCGCCGAATCCTTGCAAGACACGTTCCAGCATTTCGCTGGCACGCGCGGCCGGTAGATGCGGCCACATAGTTTTCTGGGCATGCGCCGTGCGCAGGAATGCAACAGCATCCTCATGGAATTGCTCCATGTCGGCCTGCTCCAGCTTTGCGTAGCTGATCGACCGCGGTACCGGGATCACTCCGCCCTTCGGGCCCGGATACCAGTCAACGAAACCGCTGCCGGTCTTTAGCCAAGAGCGGAAGGCTTCGAACTCTTGGAACCGTTCCTGTGCCTCGAATAGGGCCGACTCCAGGGCCATGTGCTTGCGGTGGTACCAGCCCGTGCGTTCTTTGTGCGTCGTGATCGAAAGCATCTCGCCCGGCTCAAGCCGCACAAGCTGATTCCACAGCCGGCGCCACTGCTTGCGACCGCGCTCACCCAGACCGTCGACCATGCCGAAGATCATCCGGCGAGCGGCTTCTTTCTCCTGCTCGGACGCCTGGACAGGTTGCTGACGAACCAGGGTGATATCGGCCATGTCAGTAGCCCCCGCCGTCAGTCTCGATACGGGTTTGCAGGTACTTGTAGGCCATGCGCTCTAGGGCGTGCATGTCGTCGCGGCTGACCACTACGGAATCAACCGGGGCGATCTGCAGGCCGATGGCTGCCAGAAGGTGGCAGACCTGTTCCAAGTCACCCTTAGCGCGGCTAACCGTGCTGGCGGACGTGCCCATGAAATCGGCTGCATGTTCCTGCGTGACCTCTGCAAGGCGGCGCAAAACTTCACCGTGAATCCTTGCACCGATCTTGCGGGTGTTCTCAAGCTTGGTTGGGGATACTGGTTGGGTGCTCATTGAGTACTTCCTTATGAACAAAGAGCGAGGTGTGTTTCGTGACCGAAACGGAAAAGTTGTTGATCAGTGCCCAGGACTTGGCCCGCCGCGTGTTTGAGGCACCCAGCGAAAAAGCCGTCATGGATTTGTTTCAGGAGCTGTGCGCCGAGCGTGACCGCATGGCGTGGGCGACCGACGGCCGCGAATCGGCGACGGTGCATTGATGTCATGCCGCCCTCGCCTCTTCGGACCGGGAACGCTTTGCGTCCCAAGTCTTGAAGACCTTCGGCTTGGCCAAGCGCAAAACTTCCTTCCAAGCCTTCGGAATGCCATTGGTACGCCACTGGGAAACAGCTCCGGTAGTGAGGCCGCAAAGGGCCGCCACCTTGCTGGTTCCACCGTAGGCGTCGATGAGTTCGGAGTCGTTAGTGTGGTCGCTCATGCAACATATCTTAGTTGCCTAAGATCCCAAATGCAAGCCATCTAAGAACATTTTTGTTTAGCATCCTAAGATGACCTTTCAGGAAAGAATCAAGCAGGCCTTCGAGGAAGAGGCGGCCCGTCGCGCGGACGCGGGTGAGCCACGCCTAACAAAAACGGACATTTGGAAGGCTGCGGACGCGTCGTCTGGGGCTGCTACTCACTGGTTCAATGGGTCAAATGGAATGGACATGGCGACCTGCATGAAGGTCGCGCCATTGCTGAGAGTTAACGCGCAATGGCTCTACGATGGCGCGGGCCCCAAGCGAAACCGGCCTGACGGTTTAGGCGAGATCGCACCAGCTCCCTCCCCCTCACCCTGGCCATTCCCCGACATTTCCGAACAAGATGTGCGTTCCCTGCCGCCTGCTCAACTGAATGCGCTGCAGGGGGCCCTGGCGTTGGCGATTGCGCAGTTAAGGCTAGGCGTCAACGTTGCCCCGAAATCCGCGCCGTTGGCGGCGTCCAATACCGAAGCGTTGCGTTCGCACAAACCCGGCGGCCTGGTCGATATGGATCATGCGGACGACGCATTCCCTATGAGAATCCCAGGCTTGCCGGCACCGTGGGAAGGCGGAGCGACCACCGCTCAGGCGGCGCTATTGCCCAAACCACGACTGAGCACGCGATCGGATGTAGTCGCAAACGTTGGCCCGGGCGAGCCACACGCCGCCAATGACCGATTCGAGAAGGTTCCTGAGCTGGCCGATGTGCGCTTAGCCGCGGGCGATGGTATTGAAAACCACGATGAAACGCAGACTGGCGTGATGCAATTCCGCAGGTCGTTCCTGCGCGCCGTCGGCGCCGACTCAGGGAAGGCCCGGGTCGTGTACGCAAAAGGCGACAGCATGGAACCCGTCATCAAGGATGGCGCTGCCCTGCTCGTTGTCCCGAACGAAGACCTGACGCTGCGCGACTTGGCCGGCGGCGGCGTCTATGCGATCAACTATGACGGCAAGATGATCGTAAAGACGGTGGCGAAGGACAAGCTCACCGGCCGTTGGGTAGCAAGATCGTTCAACCCCAACTATCCGGACATCCCTCTGGAGAACGGGCACCCTGCCCGCGTGCTGGGCCAAGTGGTATGGGCAGGTGCTAGGCTGCGGGACGATGAGGCGGGGCAGTGGATTCGTACCTGACGGCTGTAGCCGGCTTGAAAAGCAGTAGTAATCGCAGGATATAGATTTAACGCATCACGAATTAACGGCAGAAAATTCCCAACCAAAGGAACCGCTTGATGTCAAATCTCGACACCCATATCGGATATGGGCTCAATTACTACGGGGAGCAATTAGAAGAGGAGTTCGGTTGCCCTGTACTGTCATACGTTGGGCAGATTCACCCCGCCATTCAAGGCCGCTTCGTGGAGAGCGTTGAGGCCCTAGCGACCCGCCGGCAGAAGCAAGACCGCTTCACCAATCCAGGACGTCTAGTGATTGTGCTCGACACGCCCGGCGGCTTGGTCGAGGCAGTTGAAAAGATGGTTGTGGTCGTTCGTCACAACTTCGACGAGGTCTTCTTCATTGTTCCGCGGGCGGCGATGTCCGCGGGAACGATTTTTTGCATGTCGGGTGACAAAATCTACATGGATTACACCTCGTCCTTGGGGCCAATCGATCCCCAGGTTAGCCTGCAAGACGGGAACTGGGTTCCGGCCTTAGGCTACATCGATAAGGTGAAAGAGTTCATCGACAAGTCATTGAACGGCGCGCTTACGGACGCCGAGCTACTCATGCTACAGAGACTCGACCTGGCTACGCTTCGACGGTACGAGCAAGCGCGGGACCTGTCGATCAGCCTGCTCAAAGAGTGGCTGGTGAAGTACAAATTTAAAGACTGGCACGAACATCAGACAACGAATCCCGGCAGCCCAGTCACAATTGAAGAAAAGCAGGAGCGTGCCCAGCAGATTGCAACTGATCTAAGCAACAATCAACTGTGGCATTCGCACGGGCGGATGATAGGAATAAATAAGCTGCAAACAGGCCTCAAATTGAAAATTGAGGACTACACTCATGATGCTAACCTACGATCACGGGTGAGGCAGTACTCAGAGCTTTTGCTAGAATTTGCCGACAAGCAATCGACCCCTATTTATCTGCACTACAGTAAGACCTAGGAGCCCACTATGTCCCTTAGCGAACGAACTGCCGACGTCTTGTTGAAGGAGCTCGCTGCGCGTGGACCGGAACACCGGGAGAAGTTGCAGCAAGCATCGGAGAAATTTGAACGACTTGTGCAGGCGGGCGTGGTGACGCCCGAGCGATACAATGTGCAACCTGTAAGCCCTTCAGCTCCTGCAAGCCTTTCTCGCCCCTTCCGCTGGGCGTAGATTTGCCCCAACACCACCAGCCACCCCCGGGTGGCTTTTTTATTGCACCGGTTTCCAGCGCGGATCTGGTCCGCCCCGCATGCACGAGTCGTAGACCGCCTTATAGACCGCCATTGGTTGCCCGATATCGCTCGCGCCGCCGAAGTAGACGTTGTTGACGATGCCCTTCAACTCGGCCTCTGAGAACCTGAACGACTTGTCAGCCTTCATCTGGGCCAACGCCTGATCTGGGTAAAGCCTCGCATTCCGCGAGCCGGCCACAATCTGGTGTGCTGCTGCCATATCAATGCAATGTTGATTCTGCCTCGCTGGATCCGCGGCGGCGAAGGACAACGTCGGCATTACCCACCCCACACTCGCTACGACACCCACTAGCGCACGATTCATAGACCGCTCCTGTTGATGCTCAATCTTACCAACGGCGAAGAGCCACGCAAGTAAATCTTAGCCTGCTAAGTTTTTATTGACATCTTTAATCTTAGTCGTCTAAGATTCATTCACTGCACCCCGAAACGCAGAACGCCTAGGCGGAAGCCAGCAAGTAACGGGTTGGATGCAGAGAAGTACCGCAAGCCCATGCGTGGCCCGACGTACCTGGTTATCCAGATCCAAGGGTGAAGTCGAAAGAGGAATGCCTAGCCCAAGCTGCAATTGGGTGGACGCGATGAAGGGGTAGTTAGCGGAGAACCCCTGAGCCGACAGAGCCGCGCGATCAGTTCGCAAGCAGGAACCGTCTGAAGCGATCTGATCCAGATTCATCTGCCTGCGCCGTGACAGGACGCAGACACGTGAACAAGGAGGTAGACATGCCTGCAAAGCAAAGAATTGCCCCTCCCTCGCTTAGTCGAGGCGTCTTCGGCTGGGATGCGTGCAGGCTTGCTGACGCTTACAGCACCCGGGAACTGACGGACGCAATCACCTGGGTTGGCCACGCACCGTGTTGCGCCAATCCTGACCGAAATTCCATCTGGCTTCTCAACAAGAAGGCGCGGCGTATTAGCGAACAGCTGGCCTGGGCGGTCCGCCACCAGATGGAAGAGAAAAGGCGAGCCGATCAGTACCCGCTTGGCTACATGCAGGGACGGGGTGCCGCTTAGCCCGCTTCTTTCAGGATTCATACCGATTAACAAGGAGAACGAGATGGAATTGCCGCGAAAGGTTTGGGTATTGCTGCCCTCCTACAAGCCGAAGGAAATCGAGGTCGAGACGTTCAAAACCAGCGGCATCTGAGGCGACTGGTATCACATGGCTTCAGGCAAGGGATACCGCGCACATGACGTGTACGAATCGAAGCACGAAGCCATCCAGGGCGGTCTGAAGCTGCTTGAAGATCGCGCACAGTACTTGGACAAGCAATTTGAAAAGCAGGCCAAACGCCGCGACGCATTGGCGAAAGCGCTCAACGAAGGCTAACCCCCATCCCGTTGATAAGCCCGAGGGGCAAAGGAGAAGAGATGGACATTTATGAGTGCGAGCGCCGCGCTATCGATGACGGCGCTTCCGATTCGGCGACCTTCGATATCGTAGGGCCGAACGGCACCATCCCCGTGTCATGGCTGGATGCATACATGGGGATCATGAAGGCGGATGGGCAACCCGGAATCTGGACCACGCGGGATGTGGCGCAGCAAGCGAGCGCGTTGGGCCTGCGAATCGAGAACTATCAGCCCAACGTCTGATATCTCCCCCTGGTGCTGCACAGCAGCCGTAGCCGC